TGATAAACCATATAAGCAAAATTCCACTCAGGAGACCCGTGCATATACCACAGTCCCCTTTCGATTTAAGGGAGGAGACGGAAAGGAATACGTTTCTACTGGTTTGGATATGGAGCAACTACAATGGTTGTTTTTTAAGTTAATCAAGGAACATTTCGAATCGCAACATAACGTTATCGATAGTAACGAAAAGATTAATGCAGAGGAATTTTGTGAACACAAGGTCCACAAATCTATTTGTAGTATTTGTTCACCAGACCACGAAAAACCAGCACCTCGTTGCGTACCAATATCGCAACCTCAAGCTCATAACACTATTGGTATCTTACCAACACCTGAGCAGATCAACGATGAAGAAATTTTTGCGGGGCGGATGCTAGTACCTATAGTTAATGATGCTATTAGTGAAAGTGGTTTTGCGGGAAATTTTCTGAAAAACCTATTTTTGTGGTATAAATGGCAATTTTATATTATATTTGCACAATGGTCTATTGGATTCACTTATGGTTTTATTCGCGAGCTATGGCGTGCGGGATGGTTTAGACCATCCACGTATGATCGTGTTGAGAATGCTCGCTGGCGTGTTAAATATTATGTAGATGCCACTACTTATTATGCGACAAATTGGGTACATAATGTAACCGATACTATTGATGAGATCAATGGTTTACGATTTATTTCGTGGGAATTAATTGATCTCATTCCTGACAGTTGGGTCGAGGACACTCGATTTGCCTGGATCTATATGTTTAAATATGATCAGGCTTACTATCCCCAACTTATCTTGTCCGCTGTAATCTTTTGGTTATCCAGCGTTTGGCTCACTCTCAAGATTCATGGACAAAATATGTTCTGGCGCAATTTCTTTGCAATATTAGGCTATTTATATATCGCCCTTCTGTTGCGTAAAAAGTTTTTAATGAAAGAACTAAGGAAACGTAGAGGAGTACTACGTGGTATTTTAAAGCATTCAATGAAGATGATGATTGGTACTTCCATTCAAGTTATGCTCACCTTTGGTGGCATTATCGTGTCCTATAAATTAGTAAGAGCTGTAATCAAAACTATTGGAATTGTTGGCAAAACGTCACATGGAGGAGCTGTTGATATTGGAAGTGAGGAAGAAAATGTTTGGCTCAATGCAACACCTATGGCATTACCCAAACGCGATCCTAAAACGGATACTCTTCCAGCCGATCAGGTTAGTAAAATTATTGTTAAAAACACAACTGCGTGCATCTATGATGACGAAACATGGTCCTCAGGCTTCTTTCCTAGGAGTCAAATTTTGCTCGTACCAACCCACGAGGTTGCTAACAAGGACAGGATAAATCTACGATTACGTAAGGATGATATTAAAGATTTATCAGGAGGAAATATTAATGTAGAGATTACACCTGCTAGGGTGTACAACTTCCCAGGTAAAGATATATCTGCTGTATATCATTCAAGATACCCTGACAAGCAAGATCTAACACATTTGTTTCCTTGCGAGATCCCTCAGGATCGCAACCCTACTAAATGGGTTACAAGGAAGGCATCCGGATCAGTAGAACTTGGTACTGCACGCCGTAATGGTGTCGTAGCTAAGGTTAATACTGATAAAACGTCGTTTTATGATTCTACTATCGTAACTTACAAAGAGGAATCAGCTGGAGGCGACTGTATGAAAGTACATATTGCGGATGTTAGAAGCGGTAGCTATATCGTTGGCTTCCACCTTGCAGGCAAAAATTATTCAGGCTACTTATCTTCTCTTACTAAGAGTGATTTAGAGGAATGCTATGCGTTCTTTGATGCAAAGTCCTCTACCCGTCTGTCTGCCACTATGGGAGACATGAAAACTCAACTTTATGATAAAGATTTTACTCCCCAAGAACAAAAGAATAAGAAGTCCACTATTAATTATTTGACTGATGCTGAGATTAACTATTATGGGGATCTTCCTGCTTTTGTCACTAGACCTAAGAGTAGTGTTGTTAAAAGTCCGATTTCTGATTCTTTAGCATCACATTGTGGTGTTGAGAATAAATATGGAAAACCGGCAAATTGTAGGAAGGATGAGACTAGGGTCCCTTCACAAGCCCCCTATAATAAGTACTATTGTGGCGCGGGTAAAGCCACACAAGAGTTTCCACTTGAAGTCCTTGAAATCGCCCAAAATGATTATTTAGATGATTGTACTTCTAATAAGAAAATGATGGCGGATCTCATTACTTTACGTCCCTTGACGGAAGTTGAAACTATTTCAGGGCAAGATGGAGTTAAATTCGTAGACAGTATGAAAATGTCCACCTCGAAGGGCTTTCCCTTATCTGGGAGTAAAGAGGAAATCATAAAACATTTAGATCCAGATGAATATGAGAATATTTCTGATCCTCGTATATTTGATGATATGTTTATGGACGATTGGAGGAAAGCTCGCCAATTGTATTTGGCAGGTCTTAGAACTTATCCAGTGTTCAAGGCGTGTACTAAAGATGAGCCCACGAAGCTTTCTAAGGACAAAGTGCGCGTATTTCAAAGTGCCCCACTAACCCTTCAGTGTATGATTAGACAATACTATTTGCCAATTGCGGCATGTATGTCTCGCAATCCGATTACTACTGAATGTGCGGTCGGGATTAATTCCCAAGGACCACAATGGAATAAGTTAATGAGACACCTCTCAAAGTTCGGAAAAGAGAGAATGGTTGCTGGCGATTTCAAAGCCTACGATCAACACATGTCTTCCACTATGACATCAATCGGTTTCTCCACCATGATTGAATTGGCCAAGTATTGCGAAGGCTATACTGAAGAAGACATCAAGATTATGTCCAATCTTGTAGCTGATGTCGTACATCCTGTGATGTGCGTTAATGGAGATCTCGTAGAATTATTTGGATCAAACCCGTCAGGCCAGAACCTGACTGTTTATATTAATTCTATCGTTAATTCCCTCTACCAGAGGTGTGTATTTTATATTATTTATCCTCCTGGTAGTTTAGAGACTACTAAGTTCCAAGATTATGTAGCTCTCATGACTTACGGAGATGACAATGAAATGTCTGTCTCCGCCAAAGCCCCTTTGTATAATCATACCCGTATGATGGAAGTGTACGCCTCTCGAGGCATTGAGTACACTATGGCGGATAAGGATGCTGAATCAGTCCCATATATTAATTTAGAGGATGCTGATTTTTTAAAGCGTGCGACTATCTTCCGCCCAGAATACTCTGATCCAACTACTGGGGAAGAAGGTATGTATATTGCAAAGCTCAGTGAAGATTCTATTTTCAAGAGTTTACATTGTAATATGTTATCAAAGGTTGTGTCTAAGGAGGAGATTGCTCGCCAGTGTTTAGATGGAGCACTCCGTGAGTTGTGGTTTTATGGTAGAGAGCATTTTGAAATGCGTCACGAACAGTTCAAGAAGATTGTTGCCGACCATGAATGGCAACATGTCATTTCGCCAAACTTCTATAAAACATTTGATGAACGTGAAGAAGAATGGTTAGAAAAATATAATTTAGTACGTACATGTACTTAAATTCAAATGACCGCCGATGTCACTAAAAGCCAGGCGCTAGCAGCATCTAGTCGTTATCCGAAGGAAATGTGCCCTTGTATATTAGTGATTTAGTGAATTTTATATATATTTATCGTTTTGCATATTTATTCATACCCTGTATATAATTGTATAATAAAACCTTACTCTTAATGTGTCATTGCTTTACGCATATTTTGGAGTTTAAACATAGTTGATAAGCAGGTAATACATTTACAATATTTACATACAAGATATTGCCATGTCTTAAAAAGGCAATAGGTGGGGGAGAGCCTCGTGATACCCACATTGAGAGGACACCCGATGTTCATTTACACCAGACCAGTAATGGTTCTTTAGAACTAGATATTAGTACATATCCTATTGATTTTTCAAGATTGAGTGTGGACGCAGATTCTCAGTCTGGTCCATTGGATACAACGGTGGGATTGACTGGTAAGTACACACCCAAGTGGGCCTTGGAAATACCACCAAGTGCTGAGGTTGATGTACGTTATACAACTTTTGCAAATTATATCAATTCGTTTGCTAAAACTGCGGATGATGAACCGGATAGAGTAATTCGGAGTCAGTGGAATGACGGCTTACGTAAGTATGCGTGTGGATCTAAATATTTCAAAGAATGGAAGGCTCAACGATTAGCAGCCTTCACATCCGATCCCGATGTAGAATACCTACAAAGCCTTGAAGTAAATGCAACATCTCAATCTGGTGAGATGCGTCAGGAAGGTACTATGACCACTACGGAGTCAGAAGTTGAACAAACTATGGAATTTCAAACTGATATCGATCAAGTTAAGGTGGATATCGCTACAGCCGTAGATAGTACTAGGCTGCAGGCATCAGTAAAGAATACAGAGTTGGGAGAGTTTTTATCGCGTCCTTTGCGTATTGGTTCACACAACCTCACCAATGGGTTTTATATGGATGTGTCTTTTAATCCATGGCATGATTTTCTGTCCAATTCAGTTGTCATGAACAAACTCCAAAATTATTCATTAATAAGAGGAACTATGCACGTCAAATTTTTAATTAACGGCGGTCCTTTTTATTTTGGCAATATTATTTGTGGGTATAAACCAAGAGGTGCAGGTTTTGATTTTGTACAAGGAAATAGCGATTTGACCAGTGACTATTTCCAACGCGCTATCCTTTTGAGCCAGAGACAACATCTGATTATTAATCCTACTAATAGTCAGGGTGGTGAATTGATACTACCTTTCTTCTATAATAAGAATTATCTCGATCTTATTGATCCTACTGATATTTTAGACATGGGGGAGATTAGTATGCTCTCTTTGGCACCGCTCGATAGAGCCATTGGTGCTGGAGATCAACGCCAGATTAACATCACTGTTATGGCGTGGATGTCGGACGTTGAATTAGCAGGACCCACTACTCGTGGTGTTTTCTCACAGTCTGGACAATTGGAAAAAGACGAATATGGGAAAGGTATTATTTCTAGGCCAGCTAAAGCCATTGCTAGATGGGCTGGAAAGCTGAGCACTGTACCAGAAATTGGACCTTACGCAACTGCCACTAGCATGGCGGCTGCGGGAATAGGATCATTAGCCGGGTTGTGGGGTTTCTCACGTCCAATGAATGTATCTCCGATTGAACGTTATAAACATCAGATGCATGGTATGTTAGCTACTAGTTCTATAGATGAGGCTGTAGAAAAGTTAACATACGATCCTAAACAAGAATTGACAGTAGATCATAATGTGACTGGAGCACGTTTAGATGATGAAATGTCAATCAAAGCAATTACCTCCAAGTCGAGTTTATTAACATACTTTACTTGGAGTGCTACCACAAATGAGAATTCTTTACTTGGAACTATCAACGTGAACCCATGTCATTGTCAACAACGTAATGACGGGACTGCCGAATATGGAATTGAATGGGTACAGACCCCCTTAGCTCATGCTACATTTCCGTTTAAGTATTGGCGTGGTGGTATTAATTATCGTTTTCAAATTAATTGTAGTGATCTCCACAGGGGTAGGCTCTTGCTAGTTTATGACCCTAGAGGATTTGTCGGTACTACAATTCCTGATACAAATACTACTTTTTCTCGTGTCATTGATTTAGAGGAAACCAAAGACTTTACCTTGCCAATCCACTGGTTTCAACAGAAGTCATGGGCAAACGTACCTTCCGTACCAACGGACTTAGGTATCAGTCAGTCTTCACAAGTTCCTATTGACCAATCTGAAAATTCAAATGGACAATTGCGTATTTATGTCCTTAATGAACTTACTGGTCCAGATGAAGATTTGACAAATAGTGTTCGCATCCTCACTTTCATTAGTGGGGCTGAAGATTATGAAGTAGCCGTTCCAGACGATTCTATGATTAAATTGACAGCATTTGGTGGTAGTTTTGCACATACCACGACTGAAGCGAACGGAGCTTGGTCACAAAGCGGTATTATCGATAATGCCGTGTCACAAAGTGGCATATTAAATAATACTAAAGCTGCTCAGGCATCTAAACCCGGTCACGATGGTTCAGAAATGCTAGAACCTATTGGAGAACCCAGTAAGCCTGATGCTTTGGCTTTGGTATATCACGGTGAAACTTTTGATTCTTTCCGTGATATGTTTAAACGCTACAACTTGAGTAATGTTTTCGCAAGAAATCATGATGATACCACTAGCGGTAGATCGGTCAGATATCGACTGAATTTACCTAATTTTCCTATGTATAATGGACGTGCCGAAACAAATGGTATGTATCAGCAAGCTCGTTCAAGCGGGCTGAATGCAGTGAATTATAATATAGCTGGTAGAACATTGCTCAATTGGATTACTCCTGCGTATGCCGCGCGAAGAGGAGGAATCCGCTATAAATACATGCTTGGGTATTACAGCAATACCACACCGACAGCCATGATAGTATCTCGTGCTCGAACTGGGCATTTACCGACTTTTGGCACTCAAGAATCTATCCTGGATTCTGAAACGGCTAATAAGCATGCCGCACATTCAGAGGTGCAAGAAACAGGACATAATGGATGTGCTTTCACTTCCCGTCAACATCCCGCGATTGAGGTAGAACTTCCCTATTACAGTGATAAGAAGTTCGAAGATGCTTCAAATATTGTTACTGCGGAACAGTATCCTGATCAGACACACCACCTCGATATTTACGATGGTAATCGACAAGCTGATGGCGACTTGGAAATTTTCCAATACGTTGCCACAGGTGAGGATTTTAATCTCACTTGGTATGTCAATGCACCATCTTTCTTTGTGCAAAATTACTCCCTTATTCGATAAGGGATATAATGGTTTTAAAATAAGAGGACGATTCCTTTACTATTAACCAAGTATAAAGCTATTTTACAGTAGGTAAACAGGCTTGTTTCCTACATATACACCCTGCAACCGGGGTGGCCGTCTCAGGACGGTGACAGGTAGTATCCCTTTGGGATCCGCTCTGAATTTCGTAACCGGAATTTTTGTCTCTTAGAGAAGACTAGATCGTACTACCTGTTGGTAGTTGACTTGTTATTCTCCGGAATAGAGTTTTCGAAGGTTAGATATTCATATAGAGCACCTGTCGCGCATCATTGCAAGATGCAAGTGACCGCTACCAGTTACAAATCCGAAGGGGATTAGTAGCGGTCGCGACAGGTTTGTAACGCAA